CTTCACACTGGTCGGGGCGTCTTAAGGAAGGGCTTTGTTGTGAGACTCCATTGACTAGGTTCGGTATATCTTGAGAGATAAGCATTAAGTCAAGAAGCCCTCCGTGATAGTCCCACGGTTATACGTCTTGCTAGGTGAACGGCTCTGCATAGACTGTAACTGAGGGTTAGCGAAGAGGTTGTAATTACCTGACTCCAGCTCCTCAGTCTTGAGCATCAGCTCTGCTTCTGCTTCATCGTTAGCGTGGAAGGCGTGGAGTGTATTCGAACCTACATTGTTATCCTGAAAGCGTCTTGCTGCACGAATTGTAATGTAGTTCTTAGCTGTCTCCGGTAGATCGTCCCAGCCGTGACCAAATACAAGAGTCACTAGGACTGTATCTTCAAAAACAGTTGTACGTTTAACCTTGTCATAAAGCAGGTTATTTCGAGCCACATAGCGTCTGTTCTGAGGGTCAACCTTTAAGGTATTTCGTGGTACTTGGATTGAACCCTTATTGTTGGGGCTTAAGGGATAGTTATCTTCAGTGTTGAAATACCAGCCGATTGACTGAACGAATCTCGAAGTGTTTTCTAACTCAATTTGAGCCAAACGAGACTCTGAAAGACCTGTACCAATACTGTTAACCGGAGCTTCACCAATAGCAGCAAGCATTAAGTTAATAGCATCAAGTTCGGTCATTGGTTCAATTTTCAATGAATGAACTCCTAGTTAGAGTTAGGGAGGAAACGCTGAGCCGAAGCCCAGCGCTTATCTTGAGGATTAAGCCGCCAAGATTGAGATAGCGCATTCGAAGCGCAAGATGTCGTGGCCTACAGCCAACTTAGCTAGGATGGTGTCACCGATACGTAGAGGCTCTTCCACGTGTTTAACAGTCAAGTCCATCAACTTAGTTGTAGCTACAGCGTCTTCGACGAATACAAGACCAACCAACTTAGAGAAATCGCCACGGTATTTTGCGGCATTACCAGAGCCAAACGCTACGTCAGACAATGGTTCTGGGTCAGTAACTAGACCTAGAGATTCATCTTGGTTTGGAAGGTTGTTAGATTCATAGATGTTGAAGCCAGCAATACGACAGATTGGTAGGTTACCCATTGCGTTGCCTAGAAGACCGTCCTGAGTAGAACCTGCAATGTCTTTATTCAACCAAGTAATCGCTGGAGCATCAGCTTGAGCAATGTTAGTCAAGGCTTCGATCTGCTCTGGAGAGAACACAACGTTAGCTTGCTTACGGATATTCGCCTTACGTAGCTCTGTGCGAGCTTTAAACAAAGCGTCTACCAGCTTCTTACCTACAAGTTCATCACCAGCAGCCGCCAACTGAATGTTAGCTGTGTATTTCTGCTCTGGAAGAACCTGAAGACCAGCCGCAGCCGCAGCCGAAGCGTCAGTAATGAAAGAAGCCTTAGCAATCATACGGAATACGTTACGGTCTACCAGATCAGATAGAGAGAACGAGCAGTTTTCAACGTATTGGCCTCGGTACTCGTAGTGAGCCATTGCTTCCTGAATGTCTGGGATGAACACAGGAGAGATAGCAATATCGTCAATCGTTACAGTACGCTCGATGTGTCCGATAGCGTCTGCTTCAATCAAAGTACCTGGCTTATGGTATTTAGCACCAGTTTCACCAATCATAGGGAACTGAGCCGACTTACCAGAAGAGATATTTCGTACTCGCGTCAGGTTTAACGCCAAGTGGGAATGTTTGAAAAGCGTAAGGACTTCACCGCCGAATTCTTTAAGAAATAGAGCGCGAGAGTCGCCAGCTTTGTTAATTTGACCTGCTTGAGAGATAACCTGATCAGTAGGGAATGCCATGTATATATTTTTCCTTTAGGTAGGGGAGAGGGTGGGAGCGTTCTGAAAACGTCCCGATGTGGGGTTTTGTGTTTAAGAAGGGGGTGTCTATTTCAATTCCACTGGTTAATGAGATGTGGATAGACGTAGGTTTTTAGCTAGTAATTGCTACCAGCCAGTGTTTAGAAAGTCTGAGGACATGCGTGAACGTACTTCTTGACGGTACGACTCACCTACAGCGTCACTTCTGTAATAGCGTGGGTCTTCAAGAGCCTGAAGATATTCACCATTGTCTTTGAATGGAGCCGTAGAAGATTGACCTCCTTGGTCTCCAGCGAATTGTTGACCTTCGAAGCCGTTCTCTTGGTTCATCAGGGCTTGCATACCCATAGCAGCAACTTTCTTGGCTTCAATGTCAGTGCTATCGAAGACAGCGTTAAGTACGTCGATCTTTGCTTGATCTAGGTTCTGAGCGAAGAACTCAGCGGCTTTCTCGTACTCTTCCTTGCCTCCGAACATGTCGTAAATCACTTGGTCTTGCTTATCCATTTCCATTTGATTTACTTGTTGTCGAAGAGCCTCTAGTTCACTCTGTTCTTCAGTAGAGCTTTCTTGGTCATCACCTCCAGTGTCTTCTTCGGAGTCTTCTTCTGATTTCTCCTCACCTTCGACGGTCTCTAGACCTTTGGACTGTTCCTGAAGATCAGCGTAGCGATCTAGCAGTTCTTCATAAGAGTTAATACCTTCTGGTAAAGGTCGTTGCTCTTGTTCTGTGGTTGTTTCATCAGTGGAGATTATCTGTCCATCAGAACCTTCGATGGTTACAGAACCTACGTTAGAAACTGGTTCTTGTTGTTGGTTTTCTACTTCGGTTGACACTTAGTTACTCCATAGGTTGTGTCGCCATGTTCTGAACAGCCGCTTGTCCACCTTGCATCAGTAACGCTTCTTGTTGAGCCATTTCGCGGTTCTCGTTGCGTTCGTCTTCGGTATAAATCAAGCCGTTCGTATCAATGTTCCTTCCCAGAGCCAGTCGTGAGGCTAGTTCCCCGAAATTCACGTACTCTTTCATTACTTCCTCACCACCTAGAACCTGTAGGTCATTGACGTATAGTCGTAACTCTGCCAATTCTGAGGCACGTCCTAAGGCTTCAACTCCAGTTAGAATCTGAGGTTTCAACGTATCCTTAGGTAGCTGAGGGAGTAATCCCGATTTCTGCATAAAGCCAAGCTCAAGCTTGACTAGAGGTTGCTGGAGGGATTGAGATAATTGTGAGTAGAGACCACCTAAGCCTTCTTCTAGCATTTGGGTGATCTGTCGGATTTCCTCAGCGGTAACACGTTCAGCGTCTCGCCTGATAGCACCTGTGAGGAGGAATGACTCATTGAGGGATTGGATTATTTCTTGTCTTACTTGCTGTGCAATCGCAAGGTCAGCCTGTTTGTCTAACTGAAGGGTCTGCACATCGTCTGGGTTACCAGCGATAGCGTCACCGTTGTTAGCATCCATGATTGCCTTAACTTTGGTCGTACCATTGGGTCTTACTAGGAAGATGATTCGAGAAGCGGCTACAGAAGCTTCCTGAATTGCCTTGGTTAGAATCTCAAGACTGTTCAGGTCTCCCATGTGTTCTTCTACGTATGAGCGTCCATAGTCTTCACCATCAATGGTAATAAGCCTTGCTGCTACCCAAGGACAACGATCTTTCGTATACCTTGAGAATGTAGTCTGAAGTTTGAACCCTTCGACTTCCTGAATGCTTGTCCAGATACCTTTCCCTTCATTCTTGATGTGGGTGTAAATATCGACTGGTTCAGAGCCTTTAGGGTACTTCTGGCTCAGCCTCAGATGGGCTATAGCTTCAGCAGGTAGTTTGTCTGGGTTAATCCGTTCTCTAAGGATGATCTCTTGAGTCTCACCTTGGCTATCACGCTTGACTACGTATTTAGTCAGTGGATAAACCGTGATGGACTTCTCGCCATACTTAAAGAGGATATTTCCAGCTACGACCAGATGTTTCAGAATCAGATTCAGCTTATTCCTTGTGTCCTTCCCTTCGATTGAACGCATAGCTGAACGCTCAAGTGCGGCCAGCGTGGTTTCTACATCACCAAATGATTCTTCGTTAAGACCAGAATTAAGGAGGACTTGCTCGTCGATCTGGAGTCTGAAGAATGGATGGGATGAAGGCATTAGACCTAAGGTCAACTTGGAGGAAAGATTCTTAACGCCTTTCGCACCGTGGCCTTGATGGGGAATATAAAGGTCTTGACCATCGTTGTTTTCATCTTGGGGAATGAGATAAGGAAGAGTCAGGACTGAAGCTGCTCTTGCACGTTTCAAGTAAGGTTCTCGTTTAGAGGAAAGCTTTTTGTACTCTCCAGCTAAACCCTTACTGTCTTTTTGCATTTAGTTGTCAACCAATCCTTAGTCCACTTGAAGCCTTCGCTTGGACACCTGCTACGGTTGACTGCAAGTTATTTCGCATAGAAGCCTTAGAGCCTTTCTTGCTCTTGTTCTTCTTCTTGCTCTTGTTAACTGCTAGGTCTACGTCTGCGTTAGGCGCGGGGGCTGGAGCGGGAGGTGGTGGAGGTGGTGGAGGGGCGGGGGTCTTTGGTGTTTTACACAAAGTCTATTTTGTCCTCTACTTTACGTTTTATATATTGAATTATGTCGCGTTGACCAATCTTTTGTCCTACTACACGGTCTGAGTCGTGGAGTTCAACTTCTACTTTGTGCGTCTCCTCCAACTCCTCGACAAGCTTTGTAAGGACTACATCTACGTTAATCATTAGCGAAGACGGTTAGTCGGGACAATCTTCATTGTTGAGTACGCCATTACAGCGCCAATGATCTTGTCTTCTTCTTTCTTCTTAGCGTTGACCTTTTCCAGAGCAGCTTCAGCCGCTTCTCCAGAAGGGAATAGGTCTACAGGGTTACTAGGGAATTCAACCTGTTCGCCAGTGCCAGTATCAATTACGCCATATACGATCAAGGGGTTCTCCTTACTTTAATTTCATTTGGTTATTGGCTGCGATAATACGCTTAGAACACTCTTCGCGTTTTGCTGCTTCGTTTACTTCTAGTTCTTCAACTAGTTTGTGAGCCTTAGTGACTCGTTCAGAGCTTTTAACCATCTTCATGTTCTGAGCTGAGATAAAAGCTGTGAATAATTTGATTGCTAGTTCTTGAGCAAAAAGGGCTAGTTTTAACATGATGTTTGTTCCTTATTTTGTTTAGATTGAGCGACCAGACGAGTACCGAAGAATTGAACCTTCTCGCTGTCATATAGGTCAGTTGTACCTTGCTTGCCGTTGCCTTGTCGGGCAGCAGCTTTACGCCAAATAGCTTTGAAAGCGTTACCTTCTGCGTAGTTCATGCCAAGCGCTTCAATGATGTCGTTACACTCAGCTTGATAAGGCGCGATACCTTCAGTGGTAGGGTCTTCTACTTTGACTTTGTAGTAATCAGAAGAGCCTCCAGTTAAAGCCTTAGGTTGAGATTCCTTAATAACTTGGGCTAGTACAACAGGGTCAATTCGACGGTCTACAGGAAACTCCTTAGCTAATCCCCAAGTTTTACCGTAGGAATTATGGCTAAATACATCAACAGCAAGCTTACTTTGAGATTCCCAAATATGAGTATGGGCTTTGAGGTCAAAGCTGGGTCGGCCTAAGATGAAGCGTTTGCCTCGATTGACGCAGAAGACTTCCTGTCCGGCCTTAAGCTCTTCGTAGGGGGTGAGTGAGTTAGACACGTTGCGTAAACTCCAAGTTAAATTCATGGATTTCATACCTACTACGAGGATGTAAATAACATGGGTAAAACTGAAGAGCACATTTCGCATGACCTCCTGTTTTCCAGAACGTCTTACCATTTGGTCTTGTCACATATTTCAAATCCTGCGTATCCCAGATACGATAAACCTTAGGTTTGTCTACGGTTTCCATAGCTTCACTTCCTTTGTCTTAAAGTTGTAATCGGAGGCTCGACAGATACGAGCGACTTGAGCTTGTCGTAAGGCTTCTGCCTCACCCAGACCAGCTTTCTTGAAGAGGGAGACCACAGTAGCCCAGAGGCTTTCGCTATGCACTTTACGCCAGCGTGTTTCTGTAAGTCCTTTCCTTGCGCCTGACTTGAACGTGTGTTCGTAGGCTTCAACCTTCAGCCCTTCTTTGAAGAAAGAGGCCGCAGTGTCTAACCCAATGTTAGGGCAACCACCGTAACCGTCAGTTGTATCTCCAGCTAAGGTCTGGGTCATGTGCCAGAGGTCAGCGTCTTCTTCATGTTGATACCAAGGCTCATAGTCCTTATCAGGGTTAAAGAGCCAAGCGGGGATAGTCTTCATGTCCTTATCAGAGGAGACGATAATCTTCTGGTACTCAGGCTTGTACTTATCCCAAGTCGCCAAGATTCCCATAACGTCATCAGCCTCCAGCTTAGGTCTCATGAAAGCTTCGTACTCTTCGGCTAGAGCAACCTTGAGTTCCTTCAAAGCAAGCGGCTTACGGCCAGTCTTACGGTTACCTTTATACTCAGGCATGATGTCTTTACGGAAGTAATCACCCGTAGGGTCAGACCAAACGAAGACTACAAGATCAGCGTTAAGCTGTTTCTTCAGACTCTCAATACGGTTCTTAGCGTGTCTGAGCGCATCGTCAAACCAAGAGTGAACTGTCCAGAGGTCATCCCCCCAGTCCACTTCTTTCTCAGCCATACTTGCAGCTTCAAACGCAAAGATGTCACCGTCTAGTAATAAACAGCGTTTATCCTTCATTTGTAGGACGCTCCCACTGAGGGTTGGCTTCCCATATCTTGTTTACCATGTCCATAACCTTAGACTCCAAGATTACAAACTCTTCATCGTTATCAGACTGCTCCTTAATAAAGGCTATTAGTTGATCTTCTGTTAGGTTTTTTACAGCAGCACAGGCTAGGAAGCCGAAGATAGCTTTCTGTTCCATTTGGTCTTTCCTTATTTATTTAGTGGGTATCTTTCCAAGACGTACCTACAGCACTGTCACAAGCTAGAGGACAGCGGAAGTTAAAGGCTTTCTCGGTTTCTTTGATTGCGAGGTCTACGATCTCAGCGAATTGCTTAGCGACCTCTTCATTTCTTACTGCGATTTGGACTTCATCATGAACCCAAGCACAGAACGCATAGTCACCATCCCAGCCATGTTTTAAGCCACGGGATTGGGCGATACGTTCAATCTCTACGATCCAATACTTACAGATCAAAGCTCCAGCAGATTGAAGCAAGGTGTTCAGGGCTGCGTGGGCTGAGCGGATATGAACTTGACGATTATCTAAGCCCTTGACGTAACCACGTTTCTCAGCAACGGCCTTCACTGCATTTCGTAAGGCTCTAATCGCTGGGGTATTGTCTAGGAACTTCTTCTTGAGTCTTCGTCCAATCTTCTTCTGTTCATCCTCAGTACCTTGCGGTTTGACGATAGCGCCTACCACTTGGTCACCCCCTCCGTAGAGGAAGGCATAGATGAACGTCTTAGCTTGGTCTCGTATGGTCAGACCAGCCGCATTCATGTTGGTCGTGTGTACGTCACCATCAAGGACTACGGAAACGTATTCTCCATCGTCATATCTCGCCATAAAGTGAGCGAGGCAACGTAGCTCCAAACCAGAAGCATCACTCCCGAAAAGGAGCCAACCGCTAGGTACGGTAAATAGTTCACGGCAATTGGAACCATATTCAGCCTTACAGCTTGGTACTTGAGCCACGTTAGGGTATGCGTGTGTAGCTCGACCAGTAACAGCACCATTTGGATTAACAGAGCCATGAATAAATCCTTCTGTTGTAACTTGCTTTAACCACCCTTGGTTACCATCAATAAGTTGACCTAAGCGTTTGGAGAGCATGAAGTAACGCGCTAGGAGCTGAGCCTCTGGATAAGGCAGCTTTCCTAGAACATCATCGTCAATCTTGGGGTCTCCATTGTCGGTAAAGACTGAAGGTTTCCAGTCGTACAACTTCTTGAGACAGCGGGAGGTATGCTGTCGGGAGGCGGGGTTATATTCGACAAGTTTGATCTTGGTATAAGAAGCCCCTTGAGTAAGATCAGCTCTCACAGGGTCTTTATAATTGAGGGTTCTTTTAGGGGTAGTTTCGCCTACTTTCTGAAACCAACACCCGAAGACTTTCTTAAGTTCAGTCTCAAGGGTGACGTACTGAGAGCGGAGTGTTACCTCCAGCACCTCAGCCGCCTTAGTATCGAAGTAGAAACCGTTTTGCTCTTGCTTAGCCATAAGCCAAGCGACATCATGTTCTAACTTAATTGCTGTCTCGGCATAAGCCTTGCTCTCTAGCAACTCGAACAAGTCTAGGGTCACCCAGACATCTTGTTCACAGTAATTAAGCATTTCAGGACTGAATGTCTGCCAGTCGGTTTCTTCTGCGAATTCTCCTTTGTTGTTACCTAAGCGATAGCCCCAAGCTTTCAACGAGTGAGAGCCATAGAGCTTCGGAGGTAACGCTACTTTCTTTTTGCTAATCTCAAGTTTCTTCTTAAGGCCAGCTAGGTAGGGTAGGTGGTTAGGGTCGTTTAGAGACTCCAGCTTTTCGATCTGAGCTTCCATAGCAGCCCACTTCTTCCAGCGGGTGATTAACGGATAGTCCTTATCCTTCAAGTTGGAGTAGATTAAGCGTGATAGTACGAGCGTGTCTGTCCAGTTATCCTTTCGTATCTTACGTCCAGATAGCTTTTCGAGAGCGGGGTGATCGTACTTAATGCCATTGTGCATAATGACTTGATCAGCTTGCTCTAAGAAGTCGATAGCTTGGTCTATTTGGTCTGGATAGAACTTATGGACAAAGCGTGAATCGACATCAATAGCGACCATACAATGAAATTTAGAGACGGTATCAAGAAGTCCATTAGCCTCAATATCAGCGGCTAATCGCATTACCTGTCCTAGAAGCCGAAGTCTTCTTCCTCTTCAGCTTCATCTTCTATGTATGTCTTAGGGTACAAAGTACCTGTAGAGGTTTCATAACCTAAGGGGTGTGTTAGTCCTGTACTCTGGCCTGTATACCTGTCTTTCAGGATACGGAAGATAGTTGTCTGTCGAATCTCAGGGTCATCTGACTGTTGGTTTCTCTCTAGGCCAAACATGAAGTAAGCCCAGAAGCCAATAGCGCGAGAACCTTTGAATTGACGGATAGTGACACGTCCACCTTCTTCATGAGAGGAGCCATTGTCAGGAGTTGTTAAGTGTGAAATTACGTGTAGAACCAAGCCGTAACGCTTAGCTGTTTGAGCCATTCGACCACAGATGTCTTCAAGGACTGCACGTTCATCTTTATCTTCACCTGTAGCCAGAGCTGTTAGGTGGTCAAGATAGATGTGTGTGTAACCTTGAGCAGCAGCATAGATCATACCTGCTTCGATTTCGTCAAAGTCGGTACAGCCGAAGCTATCCCACATAAGAACGTTTTCGTTGATCTCAGGGTCACTAAGAGCGTCTTCAAGTTCCTCTTGTGTCCACCCAGCGTCAGGCACGTGGAAGAGCCTGTTCTTGAACTTACCGCATACTCGTTTACCAAGTTCTCGTAAGTCCATTTCAAGGTAGAACACAGCGACTTTCTTCTTCAGCTCTTGTACATCGAAAGCAATTTGCTGTGTAAAGAAGTCAGTCTTACCTACACCAGTACCAGCGCCAAGGAAGTAGACTTCACCTTCTCTGCGTCCATAGGTAGCTTCAGTTAAGAAGTCAAAGCACCAAGGGACACCCTTCTCGACAGGCTTCAGGACATCTTCACGAATATCGGCAAGTGTCTTGAATGCGGCTGGCTTGTACTTCTCAGCGTTCCACATTGCTTTCGTTAGGTCTTCGATTCGACCTTCCACAAGCATTTCGTTAGCATCTTTCAGTTCGAACCGAATGATCTTAACGTTGAGGTGCATGAGTAGCTTAGCGGCTGTCTCCGTGGCTTCACGTCCAGCTTCATCATTGTCGAAGCAAAGACAGATTTCCTCGAAGTTCGCTAGGTACTCTAGGTTGTGACTGATAGCTTTCTTCGCTGAACCAGCTCCATTCGGTAGACTGACCACAGGGTACTTATTGCTCTGCACCTGAGAGTAAGACATCATGTCTATCTCGCCCTCGGTAATGATCAAGCGTTTACCACCTGACCATAGGTGCATCCCTATGAGAGTCTTACCGACTGAGCCTAGAGAGAGGAAGTCCTTACCAGCGAAGCGTACTTTCTGTCCAACCAAGGAACCGTCTTTGTCCTTAACGTCACAGACTTGGACGGTCTTACCGTTGAAACGTCCGACTCTATAACCAAACTTTTTACAAGTATCTTGGCTAATCTTACGTTTACGTAGGGGCTGGAACTCTCCTTCAATCGGAGTGAAAGAGGCTTTCTGGAGTGGCTTCTTCTGAGGTCTGTCTTCTTCACCATCAGCAGGTTCACGATAATCACATGAAGGGCTGAAGCAGTAGGCGTGTCCATCGGAGTATCTGGCTAGGTTGTCTTTGCTTCCACAAGAGGGGCAAGGTTCCTTTCCAATTAACTCAGATTCTTCCATTAACCAGACGCTTGCTCCACGTAGGTAGCGTAACGTTCAGCTAGAGACTTAACGATCTCTGCGCGTTGAGCTGGGGTTAGTACAACGGCTGGGTCTGAGTAGTGAGTAATTTCACGTAGCGTATTTAACGCTTGGGTCATCGGGTCGAAACGGTATTCCACAAAACCCTCAGGTAGAGGGAATGAACGCATAGCATCGGGTGTTCCTGAAAGTTCAGTGACACGTGCAGCTAGACGCATGATGTTGTAATGTTGAATGGCTTCTACTGAGTTGATTGAACCATAGGCTTTGACATGCTTGATAATGATGTCGTTCTGGTTGAAGCAATCACCCGTAGCTACCCGTTTATTAGGGTCAACTTTGAGCATATTAGATGTCTGTAAGATAAAGAGGCATTGCGCCTGTGGTAGTCTCAAGATGATCAGTCAGGGCACGTACAGAAGCCTTTTGAGCTTCCGTATAGTTACCATCTGAACCGACTACTTGGATGAAGATAGAGTTATGGTTGTACATTGGGTCTACGTTACCCATTGCCTCGCGTTGGCGAAGGGTTTCTAACGTGGTATGAGACTCTACGTCTCCGTTCTGTAGAATTAGATAGTGACAGCCGAAGCCGTTGATTCCTTCTTCTCTGTGGAGACATTCTACGTCCCATGCTGATACTTGCAGCTTTCCTGTGTTAGTTGAGTAGACCACAGCGTTAACCGTCTTCTTGCGGTTTCGGTACACCGTAGTTCCTTAAGATTTCTTTGATTGGGATTGTTGAGGTCAGTAGGGACTTGATGTCCACCCAGATAGACCTCAGGTCATTCGAATATTCAAGATCGTATGGCTCTATCAGAAAGCGTATGTCTTCCTCACCTTTCGGCACGATGAACTTCTCTGTATCTAATCGGTAGATTCGGTTATCGTTAAAATCATATCGCTTCTGGAGTACGTCAATGAATGGTTTCAGTGCGTTATCTACGTCAGATAACTTATTGCTGTAGTAAACTTCGATAGTGAGCTTGAGTAAGCCCTCAGGCATTTCGATGTCAGGTAAAGTCCGTTGTAAATGGCTTTCGTACATTCGGTATTTCTTAGACTTCACCTTCTTACCAAGATAAGACTCATTCGCAGACAACGGCTTTAAGCCTGTCTCGATGAATTCTTTCATCAGAAATCGTCTAGCTCTTCACCTTCGTCGTCAGCGTCAGCGTCAGAATCGAATGGTGCTTCATCTTCACTATCGTCGAAGGTATAACCACCTTCCTCTTCACCGAAGCCGTAAGACTCAGCGTCAGCAGAACGACCAGCCGAAAGTTGGATAATCTGAACAGCCAATGGCTCCAGACGTACACCGACTTTGCCTTGGTTTTCCCAAGTTAGTAGTTCAAGGGCAACTGCTAGTTCTGAACCGCCATAGATAGCAGGGACTTTCGAAGGAGGGATAGGGGTCTTACTACCTGCACTGAAGAATGCAATCTTCTTCTCAAAACGTTTCTCGCCTTGTCCGACGAAACGCTTCTTCTTAATCTTAAAGGTTACAGTACCTTCGTCTTCATCTACCTCGAATGGTAGTTCTTCACGTCGAGGTTTCTTACCTTTAGCAGCCTTAACAGCGGCTACGTGTTCATCAAATACAGTTTCAATCTTTTCGATCAGTTCCGACACACCTTTAGCTTCAAGTGAGACAACTAAGTTAGTCTTGTAGTCACCACCGTCAGTGTTGAACTTGGTGTCAGCTTTAGTTAACCACGGGTATTGAGCTACACCTTTAGGCGTTGTCGCTCGTTGGTATTTTGCCATTTAGTTTCCTTTGCGAAGGAAGCCCAGCGACGAAGGCACGACAACGGGTAGCTGTCTGTTTTCCTTCTTCTTGTTCAATAGCTTGGTAAACTTCTTCTGAGATAGGCACACCACGATCTAACGCAGTGTGATAGGACGTTAAAGCCTTCATACTGAGATTCCTTATTGTTTATTTAGAGAGGGTTAGTCCCAGCCCC